CGAAATAGGATTATCTCGACCCACGTAGTATTACGACGAACGATGTGGGCTTAAGCAGTACTGCGTGGACCTACATCCGCCAATTTGCCCCCGAGTGGTATTTCTTAGTGGGGGGTATGCTTCCTTGGTACTAGCTGCTACTACTTAGTACTAAGACGCATCTCCAGACGGACCTTCCACCATAGAAAAGATGGTCTAAAGGAGGGAGATGGAGGAATAAGTGACTAAAATTTCATTATGAAAGTTTAAGGAGTCTCGGGTCTGAAATATTAGACTTCCGTGGGTCTTAATTAGACGAACCTAGACATAAAAATGGCCATGGACCCAGAAAATAGCTTGACTTTGGTCCAGAAATGTGGTACATTCTAGTAGAGTGATAGATGTGGAAGGAAAGGTCTTGATTCGTAAGAGGTGGTCTGATGGGCCGTGGACACAATAAAGATCCGCAAATGCTTAAGATGTACCTGCAGCAGATGGTTTTGGCCCAGATAGGGGGATTGGACCATGTAACCATCGGCAAGCTGGTGAATCTAAGTGCCGGGACAGTAGGGAAGGTCCTGAAGACCTTAGAAGCCAAGCGAATGCGTGCGGATATGATGGAGAAGAGGGACCGAGATTTCCATGACAAGGCTATGGACAGAATTATGGCTGTACAGGGCGATATGTCCGAGATTGTTATTAACATCGCCCATCATGCAGAGAATGACAGAGTTAGGCTCTCGGCTGCGATCGACATGCTGGACCGTGGGGCTACGAAAGTTAAGGAAGAGAAGGTTACTGATGACTCACCCTTTATTCAGGTTAATATAGCTAACATCGAGACGAAGCACACCGAAGGCCTTATGCCCACAAATCTTGTCGAGGGCGTAATGCCTGTTGAAGCCATCTTTCAAGAGGAGGTGATAGATTCCAATGGCAAAAGTAACAGGAGCATCGAAGGAGAGCACACCCTCAACGGGGCAGAAGATCAACAAGGACGGGAAGACAGCAGCTCTATTGGGGGCAGCTCTGAGGGAAGGGCAGAGCAAGATCGGATCGCAGGTGATCAGCAAGAAGTAGGAGGTGAGGATGGAGAAACGATGTTTAATGACCTCATTTCCCAATCTCCCACTGGCTACGATGGTGGGCAATTTCCCAACTTCATTGATCCTGAGGAGGAGGGATGAGTGTTCAAAGTAGAATCCCTGGTTCCTTGAGTCAAAAAATAATTGACTCGGGTGTATCGTCAGGAAGAACAGACGCTGCAAAGAGAACTGGTACTTCAGAAGGTCTTAAGCATAAGGGAACCGATGAGCGAAGAAACGTTTCGGCTATTGACGTCCTCATCCGGTTTAACCGGCCAGGAAGGTAAGTCTTTAAAATCTATCTCGCCGGAAGAATGGGCGAAGCGCTGGCCTAATTTTCCACCAAGCGAGTTTAGATGCAAAGGGCTTGAATGTCAAGATAAGTTCTTCGTTCATGTCTCATCAGATTTTCTAGACAGACTGCAGGCTGCGAGGAACGACTACGGGAAGCCGATGGTAGTCGATTCTGGTGGGAGATGTTCACTGTATAATCTTGACCTGCGAAAGCGGGGTTACAAATCTGTCGATGGTTCGGCACACACCATGACAGAGGATCAGCCGTGCGAGGCTGCAGATATAATCTGTCGCCATAGCTCAGTTCGTGATGAGATGGTTCGTGCTTTGCTCGAGTACTTTGACAGAATGGGCATAGCAAATACCTTCCTTCATGTAGACTCAGATACAGAGAAACCACAGGATGTGATATGGGTCTACTCGTAAGTAAACTTTCAACATGAAACTTTACAAAGGAGGCTTTAGTAAGATGAATCGGCTGAAGCAAAACGCAGGCGTGGGAGCACTTATGCTCGTCATTGCCTTTGTCGTAATGGGAGCTTATCGCGACCATGATATTGACTGGAAGCCGCAGCATCACTTCATCCCTGCGACAGATTTCCACACCACGATCACAGAGGGCACACCTAATACGCGTGTGTCTGCTAATGGTGGGGGACAGCAAGTGGAGCTTACGACCATCGGAATCGATGCAGTGTCGATGGCTACTGGAGATTTCATCGCAACTTATCGACCCTTCTGGCCGGATGTGAATAGGAACTATCCGCTAGGAATGAGGGTCTGGTGGACTTCGAATTCTGCTGCGACTGATGGCAGTATTGATTGGATCGTAGGGCTGGAAGAAAAAGGTCACGGGGCTGCCCTTGAGGCAATTACTGGCCTCGCTGATCAAATCACTATGGATGCAGATGCTATGAGTGAAGCTACTGCTCTTATCGTCCAGCATACTAACTGGGACACGCTGAGTTCGACTGCCATCGGAACATACAATCACGGCACTATGATGCAGATTAGTGTCGAGTTGGATGACTCTGGAGATGCTTCGGCTGACGAGGTTCATTTCTTGGGCGTAGAGTTTGCTTATGTGCCCAATCGGACCTACGGAGCAGGGTCAAGGCGACTTAGTAGTGTCTCAATCGCATCAGCTAATGGATCAGCTGGTATTAACCTGGGCCGACGGCCCTAACGAAGATAACGTACCAAGGAACTAGGTGTCTATGCCCATTGCTGAAGGTATCAAGTGGCCCAGCATATACCCACACCAAAGGGACTTTGTCTTTAACACAGCTCCTTATCCTGCACTATGGGGATCATGGGGCTCTGCTAAGACTTGGGCTTTGGTAATGCGATGCTTGATACTTTCTGTAGACACCGAGTTCTTTGGGGCTCTCTCGGGTAATAGAGGAGTCCTTGGGCGTCAGGTCGCAAAGGACCTCCGCGATACTACGCTCAAGGACTTCTTTGATTTACTTCCTCCTAAGTGGATTAAGAGATATAACCGAAGTGAGATGATAGTAGAACTTGATGGTGGAACAGAGATTATTCTTGCCCATTTCGATGAATTTAAAATCGGAGCTAACCTTGGATGGGTCGCTATAGACCAGATGGAAGAGGTTACAGCAGAGAGCTTCGAGAGGCTGCAAGGTCGAGTGCGTCTTACTAACCTTCGCGGCTTTGATAATGAAGGCATCCCCAAGACACTTAATTATCGTTCTGTCTTTGGAGTAGGAAATACTAATGGACGAGCTAGTTGGCAATATAAACGATGGGAGCAGAATAGACTTAACTTCCTCAAGCAAGAAAAGTTCGATCCTCGCTTTTGGACCCACCCTCCTCTTACCCTTTACGACAACCCTGCTTTGCCCGACGATTATGTCCAGAACCTCGAAGAGACTCTCTCGGCCAAGAAGTTTCGCATCTATGGCCTCGGTTCCTGGGAAGCGTTGGAGGGGGTTATATTAGAGGATTGGGAAGAAACAAGCTGTGTTAATAAGGTTAATATCGTTCCTGCTTCGTACTGGAGAAAGTATTGTTGCATAGATCACGCTAATGCCTCTGGAATTAAAGCCGCGGTATGGTTGGCCATAGATGATGCATGGAATTGTCTCGTCTATGACGAGCTATATGGCAAGGAAATGCAATTAGAGGACTTTATAAAGGGCGTGAGGGCAAAGCTTGTGCAGCATGAGCGCGAGATGGCTGAGTGGGAAGGAAGAAGAGCAGAGGGAATCGAGAATATTACCCTTTGGCCTTGTGATCCTTCGATGTATAGGAAGACTGAGGATAATGCAACGCTGAATGTTATGCAATCTTATGGGCAAGAGGCTTCGAGACAGAGGTTTTCTATGCCCCTTTACCCGGCAGGTAACGATATAGACGCTGGGATTGACAAGATTAACTGGCTTCTACGAAATAATCAGAAAGATAGGCAGAATTTGCCCTACATGCGAGTTAATCCTCGGTGTAAGAACTGGAGATCAATTGCTGGTGCCTGGGTTTATGACGAAAAGACTGGTAAACCCAAAGATGGGCAAGATGATCACGAGATGGATGCTACGAAATACGGAATCCACACTATCTATGTCGGTGATTTCTTACTCAACAAGATTAATACTGAAAATGAAAGGAGTAGAGAAGAGCAAATAATCTATGATTTTCAAGACTCTTCTCATCCTAATGATCTTAACGACTATCTACTCGACCTCTCCGATATTGGTATGGGGGTGGGAGTATGACGGAAGCCCTGCTTGTTATTCTCCTGTCTGTCCAGAGCCTATTGCTCCTTGGTCTTGGCGCAAGCCTAGTTTACATATTGTTTTGGCTGAGGAGGGACCAACAGCATATGCTGACGATGATAATCTCGATTATAAATTCGAGGGCTGCCAGTATAGCTACCGGACTTACAATTAGTAGGGAGGAAAGACCAAAGAAGGGTGTGAGTAGGAAGGTGGAGGAGAACGGTCATATGCCAACTAGTGCGTCAGAGCTGCACGATGCTGCGATAGCCACAGGACAGGTAGATGCAAATACTCTAGCAGAATTGGGGATAGAGACGATTTTTGAGGACGAGAGGGATAAGACATAGATGGCCACTACCTTTGCTGAGGTTCAAAAGACCAAGAATGGGTGGGACAAGTTAGATGATTCAGAATTGGTAGGGATGATTGAGAGAAGGTATGAGGTTTGGCTTGATCAGACTAAGGATCTGCGAAGACAATGGAGACTAAATACCCTGTTTATGCGGGGGATACAGTGGGCTGTTTACGACCCTTCGGGACGGGTTATTGTGCCGAAGCCTCCACCTGGAAAGGTTCGGATTACGAAGAATCTGATGAAGCCCTGGGCATTAGACATCGAGGCTAAGTTTGATTTACTTTTTCCTACATTTGATGTCGTGCCCAATTCTCCAAATCAGGAGGATAAAGATGCTGCCATTGTTGGAGAGGATACTGGCCAGCACTATTGGCGACTGCTTAAGTTTAGATCACGTCGTAGGCAGACAGTTCGTAATTGTCTTAACCATGGTGGCTGTCTCGCTATTCTTGATTGGGACGAGACTGTGGGTCCAAGGTTCCTTCGCACAGGCCAAATTGTTGATCCTACCGGAGAACCATTTCAGGAGATAGAAACCGATGGGGATGTTACCCTTGAGATCTATACCCATTTTAAATGGTTCTGTGATGAAATACCAGGAGAGTTAGATAGTAAGTCTTGGCTTGGAACAGCTAACTGGATGACGATGGACAAGATCGCGGCTACTTTTGCAGAGGGTGGAGATGTCGAACCAGAGAAATTTTCAAAGCCTCTTGATGATACTCTTGAAGCTCTTCAGCAGGCTCAAGGTCCTGGACAGGCTATGCGACAGGACTACCGTGTTCCTGGCAGTACTGTGTTTAAATGGTACATGCCTCCTCAAGATTCTGTCCATGATGGACTCGTTGTCTACACTGCAGGAAAGAAGGTTTTACAGAGAAAACCTTGGCCAGCAGCCTTTGCTAAGCTCACTGGATTCCCCGCTGTTAAATACGATTGGTATCTCTCCCCTGAGCAGTTTAGGGGCCAGGCTCCAGTGGAAGATCAGATTCCTCTTCAACGTGAGATTAATATTACGTCTACACAGATTATTCAAAACAAAAACGCTATGGCAGTATTGAAGTATCTGGTACCTATAGGATCTGGTGTAGATACTATTAACGACATCGCAGGGCAGTTGATTAGACATACGCCCAATCTTCCACCATCTTATCTTCAACCTCCAACTATACCAGCTTATGTCTTCAAACACGCAAACGATACGATCGAAGCACTCGAGGATGTGCAGATGCTACATCGCCCTTCAAAGGGAAAGGTTCCCCCAGGGGTCAAGAGTGGTGTTGGAATTAATCTGTTACAAGAGCAGGATGATCGTCCGCTTAGTATCCCTGAGGCAGATATTCACGAACAAGATTCTCTCTTGTTCCGTAAGATTCTCCAGATCGTCTCAGTGGCTGTTGAGGAAGAGCGTTTCCTGCAATTTGTGGGTAGAAATAAACGTGTTCAAGTCAAGGCGTTCAAGGGATCAGATTTGCGTAACAACACGAATATACATCTGAGCGTTGTAGAAGGTGCTACTAAGTCTAAGGCGGGCATCCAACAGATGCTCTTAGAATTCATCAGAGTAGGGGCTTTCAGGGACCCTAAAACCGGGGCAGTAGATACGCCCAAAGTTATGGAGGTGATGCGACACGCTATCCCTGGGATTTTGTATGAAGAAGCAACTGACAAGCATACAATCCTCCAGCGAGATGAAAACGACATTCTTTACCAACCTGAGGCCGACATTCCTATGCCTCAGGCTTGGGAAAACCATGTTCTGCATCTTTCTGAGTTGGAGGACGAAATGAATTCCATGCAGTGGAAGACTAAGGCGGCGAAGGACAAGAGAATCACCGAACGCTTCATCATTCACCGCACTATCCATCTGCAACTTTTTCAGGGCGGTTCTACTGGCCAACTCCCACCGACAGCTACAGGGGGCACTGAGCAAGCGCAGCCTGAGCCTACCGGCCAAGTCGCTGGGGCATGAGCTAGAAAGGGAACTAAGATGGGACGGTTAAGCAACAAGTGGTTGAAACAAGGAGATGGGACCCTATGGCCGATTCATGGTGGCAGCGATCCACCACCGGAGGATAATCCAGATCCTGCTGTGCCAGCCATCGAAGTTGATGGTAGACAGTATAGTCAGGAAGATGTTCAAGACCTGATCAATGGAAACATGATGCAGGCTGATTATACTAAGGGCAAGATGGCGCTAAGTAGAGACCAAGAGGCTTTGGCAAGGGAGAGGGCGCAGTTTGCAGCTGAGAGAGCTGTTCCTAAACCTGCAGAGTCTAGAGTAGCGGACCTTGAGGAAGAGTATCAAGATCCTGAGCTGAAAGCGGTTACGCAATCAGTGAAGGAGCTGACAGATGTGGTAAAGGGTCGTGAGGCGCGGGATCAAAAACGAGCTGAGGAGGATAGGCTTGCCCACATGAACTCACAGATAGACTTGGCTGTCGATAGGGCAGACGAGCTTATTAAGAGTGATTATAAGCTTGCTACCCTCAATGGCGTTGCTGCACAGATCCAGAATCACATCTATCGAGACGGTAAGGTTCCTACGGCTGCACAGGTCCAGGATATCGTTATTGCTCAGCACAGAGAAGTTGCTAATCGGGGTGGAAGCGTAAGAGAACACGTGGGTGATACTTCTCAAGGGGAGAGTACGAAAGAAGGTGCTGGTGTAGGTGACTCTCCTCCGTCTGAGAAACCGCCTGCCCGGCCGAACATCGATGACAGTGATGAGGTTGAAAAACACCTTGCTGCTTTCATTGAAGCTCGGAAAGACCAACCAGGTTTTTACACAGAATAGGAGGAAAAAGAAACGTGGCTGCTCTCACAATGTCCGCGTTTGACAACATTCTGAAGGAATTTTACCTTCCCCTGTTTGAGGAACAATTCAACAGGCAGACCGTGCTGATGGATGAGGTTATTCTTAAGCGCGACTCTGAGCATGTAGAAGGTAAAAATGCCTTCATTGCTGTCGAATGGGAGACGCTGGGAGGCACGGACTCAATTTCGGAAGAGGGAACTCTTCCTACTCCGGAGCCAGGAGATTACAATCGGCTTCAGATTGGGATGAAGTATCACTATGCACGCTTTCGAATTACCGGTCCAGTGATTGACGCTTCAGCCTCAGATCCTGGGGCCTTCGCTCCTGCCCTGCAGCGGGAGATGAAGAGCAAGATCACAAGCTTCTTGCGTCATGCGAATAGAATGATGTTTGGAGATAGTAGCGGTGCGCTTGCGCGTATCGACGACGCCTCTCCAGACACGACCTTGGGCGTAGATGCTGCATATGGCATCGCCAATGATGATAATGGAACTCTGTTCCTAACGCCCAATATGAACCTGACTTTCGCTTCTGCTAAGACTTCGGGAACGAATCGAGGTACAGCGAGAGTTACAGCAGTAAACAAGTCTACCGACATCATTACCGTTAATGCGGACCCTGGAGTCTCTAATAATGACTTTATCTTTAGAGAGAACTCATCTGATGATGGGACAGGGACCACTAAGGAGATGATGGGCTTGTTGGGTATTATCGATACCACAGACTTTGTTACGACCCTGCAGAATATTAATGGATCCACGGAGACGCGGTGGCAGGCACAGCACCGAACAGGATCGACAGCAGGGACGAACGAAGCATTGACTTTGCTTCGCATGCAGCTTCTGTGGGACGATGTAACCTTCAGTGGCGGTGGACAGCCGAAGTTCATTCTCTGCAACCAACGCACGGCACTCACCTACGCTATGATGGCGAAAAGGGAGAACATTACCACCAACAAGATGTCTCTGGACGGTGGTTGGTCTGGCCTCGATTTCAATGGTCAGGCTCCAGTAATTGCCGATGTGATGTGTCCTCCGAACAGGATGTTCTACGTCACTCCTGAGACCCTGCGACTTTACGAAATGGCAAGGCCTCAGTGGTTGGACAGAGGAACAGGAGTCTTGAAGCAGGTAGGTGACACGGATGTATTCCAGGCCACCTACTACTGGTATTCCGAGCTTGGCGTGAGCAATCGCGGGAAGAACGGAGTGCTGGAGGATATTACCGAACTGAGTTAAGGCACACTCTCGGTCGGACTGATCCTCCTCCGTGTGCCAATGGGCTGCTGGAGGGGAGATGGGAAACACGACGATCCCTCGTAGTTTCTTGCGATCTTCCCCTCCAGTAGTTCTAAAATTTCATAATGAAACTTTAAAAAGGGGAGAGTAGAATGATTCTTCGGGTAGATGAATGGATTTCTGGTGTGACAGACGACTCCGGATCTACAGCGAAAGCTACCTTGCCAGTGAATCCTATTGGGCATGAGAAGGTTATTCCTGTGGTGATTGTAGGCAAGGAGATCTTTATTTTAGATGATGGAAGTAAAAGGCCCTTTCTGTCCGGAATCACAGCGACTACGATTAACGTCCAGGCTATTACGACTAGTGCGCCCTATGTGATTGGACTGATGGATGTTAGTGGCACCGAATTGTTTGATCTTCAAGACACGGCAGCTAGTTAAATGGAGCAGAGAGTCTTACATGCGATTAAGGTCTCTAAGCTTATTGCAGTTGATGAGGAGACTGCTCTTGACAAAGCTGGCATGTATGGCTCTTTCGAGACCAGTAGTCAGTCCGCGGTCTCGTGGATGTTCTACCAACGCCCAATCTCTGATTTTGTCAAGCACAGCTTGGTAAGCGAAGAGAATCAACAAGGAGTGTGGCTTATATATGGGACGCTTAACCCAAATAAGGAACTCTATCTCGCCTGATGCGAGGGTGATCCTTACCAAGATGGATCATAAGCAGGGAAGGGCTGAGGAAAGAATATATGCCTCTGAGAGCCTTGACACTGATCATCCCAATGTAGAAAAGCGTTTTCTACAAGCTATCCACAAATGTAACCCCAGATTTGTGCTCTATTGGGAACTTCAGGTGTCAGGGGAACACAGGTGGCATGTTAAGCTCCATCGGACTGACTCACTTACAGATACACCTGAGCACGTTTTGCTTCTACTCTTTCCAGAAGGTGATGTCTTTGGAGAGTATGTTCCAATAGACCATAGGACAGTTGCTCGACTTGAGCAGATAATGATTTGGTCTCAAGATCCCGTGCAGTTCTTTCACGACCTAATGGACGAGAATAAAGAGGCGAAGAGAAGGAAAGATGCAGAGTATGAGCAAGCTGTTCTTGATTGGGGAAATTATTATAGAAGACTTTTTGCTCGCCTCGCTGATAATACTCCTGACTGCAGATGGAGCCCTGGGATAAGTAAGCTTCCTAGTGGGGGATACGAAGCAGGGCAGGCTCCTGTAAGTCGGCATATTACTAAGGCGGTTTAAATGCCAGCTAGGACTCTACCAGAAATCTTGACTGAGATTAGGACTTATCTCGACGATCCTGACGGAGATACGTTTACGTCAGACCAGCTGCTTGTGACCTTTAATAGGGCAATAGGCTATTACGACACTGTGCTTACTACTCAGGCCAAACAGATCTTTATGACCAATAAGGACATTACGCATGATGGTAGTGAGCTGCAACGAATCTTGCCCTACCTCCCTCGAATTGTTTCGATCGAGCGGACAAGCAGTTCTCCTCGGAGTGAGATCCATCCCATGTGGATGGGGTTTAAAGATAGATTTAAATACTTGGGATCGAGTATTCTTGACACGAACCTTGTTGACAGCTCGTACAACAGATACTATATCCAGAATAACCAGCTTGGATCACTACCAACCGTTGCATCAGGAACAGATCGTGTTTGGGTTGCATTGGCAACACCTCAGTTGCATTACGGAGAAGTTACGAGCTACACAACGAGCACCAAAGCCCTTGTAGTACAGGCTCTAGCTCCAAGTACAGATACTGAGCATCTAGGAGAGCTTATCTCTCAAGATGATTCTTATAATGAAATGCCCATTATCTTTCATTCTACCCGTGAGCTGAATACCGTAACTGATTATGCTCAAAGCACGCGTACTATGACTCTTGCCTTTACGCAGGAAACAGCACCTAGTCTTAATGATAACTATAGCATTCTTCCTCGTATACATCCAAACCATCAAGGAACCTTAATTTGGCATACAGTAAAGCTTCTCAGGGCCTCACAAGATGAGGACACTGGTGAAGCTCAGTCCCTTGAAAACGAGGCTAAACGAGAAATGCTCGCATACTACAGTGATCCCGCTTTGACTCAGGGAACGGAGTATGTAGACATGACCCAAGAGTGGACTCAATAAATGGCTTATGGAAACATTGCAGTAGGTACTAGTGCTACCGTGATCCTTGTAGCCAATCCTAAGCGTACCATGTTTCAGCTTTACCATGATGGAACATCTGCGGCTATATACCACGGAGAAAATAGTAGCGTGACAACTGCTAATGGTTATACTTTAGCTCAAACTGGAGAGTACAAAGACGAAACTACCATTGGGCGTAAGTGCTACCAAGGAGCTGTCTACGGTATTGTAGCTTCTTCTACAGAGGACCTACGCTACATTGAAAGAGAATAATGGCTAAGATTCCTCACAAGTGGATACATCGCCAGAGTATAGAGCATGGAGTCAATGACTCTGAGTTTGCAGGAAGTGTGGGTAAATCTCAAGTCTCGAAGGCGGTTAATTACGATCTTTCAAAATCTCAAGTCTTTGAGTCTCGAGGAGGAAGCCAAAAGACTTCTGCATCTGCAACAGCCGCGTCTGAGGTCGTTCACATGGTTGTTGAGTATAGGACTGTCTCTTCGGGTACCATTACTCGTAAGTTTTTGGTCTTTGCTGGAACTAAGCTTTACAACTATGATACCTCTGCTAAGACATATTCTACCCTTAAAACAGGGCTAGCAGGGGTGAAGCCGAGTGTTGCAGTGTTTAGAGATGACGCAGGATTAGATGTGATTTATTACTGTGATGGAACAAACTTTGACTTTTATGATGGGACAGGAATTACAAGCGTTCTTTCAAGCTTCCAAGGTGGAGCAGCAGGGGCTAAGATTCCTAGATACATCCATGCCCAACATGAGAGACTCTGGGCCGGAGGTGGAACCTGTGATCAGAACCGAATCTTTTATTCTCCTGGTAACCCTGCTCATGCAGAACAAACTTGGGGAACCCTCGATTATCTTACCTTCAGAGGTGTAGAACGCTTTACTGGTATTCATGACTTTTCAGACTATATTGCTGTAGGGACTGAGGACAGCATCTATATCATAACTGGAAGAGGCGGGCACTCAGAAGATCCGTATGTTCCAGTTCATGCTACACAAAAGATCGGTATCACCTCCCACTGGAGTATGGTGTCTCATGGAGGGTATCTCTACTTCGCCAATGCGGATGGGATACATATTGGGCGATTAAGAGCTGCATTGAAAGACCAGATGGAAACAGAGCTTATCTCCTTCAACATGGCTAATACCTTTGATGACATCAAAGACGGTGAATGGGATAATATTGAAGCAGTCTTCTTTGCTCCTAAAGAGCAGATATATTTCACGGTACAAACTACCTTGGCATCTAATCCAGATAAGATGCTGGTTCTATCAACCGCTCTTTCTAATCCTTCGATTGCTAAGCCCGACCGAGGTATTGATCATCGCTTTGTATGGGCAGGATACCATGAGGGCTTAGACTTTAACTCGATTGGAGTCATACGAGGTTCTGATGGAAAAAAGAAACTCTACGTCGGAGGATCTGATGGCTTTGTTCGAGAATACTATACCGATCATCTTGATGATAGAGCAAGTGATGGAACAGGAGGCAGTTCAGTTTCTTACGAACTCAGACCTCGAGAGGAAGACTTCGGGGGCCCAGGGAATAGGGCTCGAGTCTACGCAGTATACCCATCTATGCATATGAGAAAGAATAGTACAGCTCAGTTTGAGTATATTGTTAATCAAGCCCAAAGAAGGCCCTCGTCTGCTAAGACCATTACTCTTAGGGGAAATGTTCCCTATTTGCATCTAGTCGATACTACTGTGACCTCGACTATTGGATCTACTATCTTGACTGAGAAACCTCGTGCGACAGCTAAGCTCCGCGTAGGTGTGCAATGTAAATCTATCCTACCCATTTTCACTAATGTAGGAGGCTCAGTTGATGGAGAGGAGTATTCGTTTTCTGGTGTCTCTTATGAGATCCAGACTTTACAACGCAGTTCTTATACATGAGGTCTAGATGGCTATAACTATAGATGTAGGTACAGCCCATTCTGATGGAGACAGAAACTCTCCTACAGATTTTAATACTCGGTGGACTACGGTTAAGTCGAGCATTGAGGATGCCTTAAGCTTCCTAACCGAGATTACCGATGGTTGGAATGTAAAGACTACTAGTGATGCTGCTGGAGCTGTTAAGACTATGCTACAATTAGAGTGGGACCCATTAGATGGTAGTAATCTATCGGATAACACCTCTGGTATTGGCATCAACTTTATAATGCCAGATGCTATTGATGCGCAGTCGGTGTATGCTACTATCGCGGCTATGGTAGTAGATGACGATGCTGGGGCAGAGGATGGAAGATTAGATTTTTATGTAGCCGCATCGGGTACTCCAGTGTCACAGCTACAGATCACGGATGGGTCGATCAATCCTACAACCACGGATGACATAAGTCTTGGGACTTCAGCCCTGAATTTCTCTGACCTGTTCCTTGACCTGGGGGCTGTTGTAAATTTCAATTCTGGAGATGTCACCGTCACGCACGCTTCAAACAAACTCACACTTGCGGGTGGGGGTCTGGACGTTGGCGTGGACGGAACGGGCCACGATGTCAAGCTGTTCGGCGACACCTCTGGAAAATATCTACTTTGGGATCAGTCGGAAGACCTCGCGGTCCTGCAAGGCTCGTTGGTTGTCGGTCACACTGCGCTGGATGGCATAACAAGTTCAGAGCCGCATATACAGATTCATAACACCGGGAATCCCGCCTTCGGAGCGTTTAGGTGGGCAGACTCGGCATATGGCCCGATTAACTATATGGGCAAATCTCGAAGCGGCACTATAGGAACTCATGCGCTTGTTGAGAATGGTGACATTCTCGGGGAGATCAAGTTCCTCGGTGATGATGCTAGTGACTTCAACTCGGTATCGGCAAGTATTGGAGCGGCGATAGACAAAGCCCCCGGCGATAATGACATGCCGGGAAGGTTGGTCTTCTCCACGACAGCCGATGGCGCGGTGGCACCTACGGAGCGGATGCGGATTGATTCTTCTGGTGCTGTTACTAAGCCCACAAATCCTGCATTTCTTGCACACCCCTCTGGAACCCTATCCAACGTGACAGGTGATGGAACGGCTTACACTGTAGTATTCGCCACAGAGGTTTTTGATCAGGGATCAGACTATACAACTTCTACCTTTACTGCCCCAGTGACGGGTAGGTATCAGATAAATGTTTCCCTCGGCATAGCGGGGCTGACCTCTTCCACAACTGTAGTATCTTTAAATATTGTGGCCTCGAATAGGACGTTTAATGTCGGATATGCAAACCCGTATGCATGTGCAGGTGGCGGGACGGATTTTACTATGCCAGCATCGGTAATAGCAGATATGGACGCGGCAGACACAGTCCACATTTCGATCTCTGTACATAACGGTGCTAAGGTTGTTGATCTTACTACTGCGTCTTTTTTCTCGGCGTGTCTTTTAACATAGAGGTTCTTATGCCAAGGCAATTATCATCGCAAGAAATAGAGATTTTGGCTCATCCAGTTGCGAACCCTCAAGCGTGGTGGGATCACGCTAATGCATCATCAAAAATAGATGCGGAAAAGGCGTTGAGGGAAAAGATTGCAAGGTGGGACCCAATCTATAGGTCAGATAAATCTGCGAAGGGGCAAGGGTATAAGAATCGAGCAGCACGAATAGCTGCGGGGGAGGCGGCATGAGCAAGTTACCCACAGTCGAAGAGCTGGACGAGAAGATACAGCAGAGAGTAACCTACCTCGCAGAACGAGATCCGCAAATCTGCACACTGCGCGGTGCGAAGGAGATGCTGCTGGCTTTGCACGATAACGGGCAGGAGGGCAACGAAGCAACGAAGATCCCAAAGGAGGTTAAATGATGGAAGATCAAGCAGCTGAGATGGCTATGATGGTGTTTCAGATTGCCATGTTCTCAGGAGTTGTAAAGTTGGCAATGGATAATATCAAGGCTGTAGTTCAGTCGGAAGGCTATTGGGATGACGTAATGCTTGGGGGTTGCGTTGTTATTGCCTTCCTCTTTGATGTACAATTCTTACAGATTATTCTTGGTTCAGATCCTGTGTTTTCTATAGGGAATTATCTAGACAATATAGTATCCGGTGGAGTTATTGCTGGTGGTGCAGGAGGATTTGCCAAGGTCGTCCGAGATGCTACGAAGCGGAAAAATGCCCTTTTCGAGAAGAAGCTTAATGGAGGTAGCTAGTGGCTTTGCTTAATATGCTATTAGGGCCTGTTTTAGATAAGGCTCTTGACTTCATTCCCAATCCATCTGAGAAGCAGAGAAGAAAGCTGGACATGGAGAGGGACTTGCTGAAGGCTATTAGTTCAGCTAACATAGCCCAGATAAAGGTTAATGAAGCCGAAGCAGTACATAAAAGTCTATTCGTAGCTGGATGGAGACCTTTTATTGGGTGGACCTGTGGTGCAGGAATAGCATGGAACTTCATTGCTCAGCCGTTGTTGGGCTGGTTTATAATAATCTGGTATCCAGATATAGAGTTTCCTGTTCTTGATACAGGACCGTTGTTTGGGCTTGTCACAGCAATGTTAGGGCTTGGCGGTTTGCGAACATTCGAAAAATTCAAAGGAGTTCAAAGAGAGAAATAAGGGATCAGACGAGGGGAGGGAAATTATGAATATTATTCCGTGGCCACCCCCAAGGTCACAGCCTCTTACGTCGTATTCTGAGCAGCAGTTGAATATATGGCTTAATAGCCCACTACCATCAAAAGATGCAAAGGATAGAATTCGTGATGCTATTAGAATGCGTCGAGAGGGTGCTGACAAGATACAGAAGCAACAGAACTCATATACAAAACGCGTTATAGCGAAGACTAAATCACGTAGGAGATCTGATCCACCAAAGGCTACAAATACTGTATTAGCAAGGTCTGGACTAGTAACAGGAATAAGTACTGGAGGAGGAGCGGTTAGTGTTTTAGCTTCTCTTGATGTATACGAGCAGGTTAAAAATAGTGGGATAGTGATGGATGTTTGGACTGTGTTATCATTTCTTGCTGACATCAACTTTAGTTTCTTGGAGCAGTTAATAATCTTCACAGTTTGCTCTATGGGTATTATATTTGGAGCGGTGTGGAAACTTCTGAAATGAGTTAAAATGCAATGGCCAAAAGTTATTGGTACCTGTATATTCTTACTTTCCTTATCTGTTGTCATGATTCTGCTATGGCTAGGGTTTCATTAGATGGCAGTTATGTAAAGGTAGGAGCTTCGGAGCAGTACTCGGCTAATGGTAATATTCAAATCCGATCTGGTCTGGAAGTTATAGGACAATATTCTAGATCGTCAGGGAAAGATGCACGTTATAAGTATGGTATTGACTCTGAACAGAATTACTGGGGTTTAATTACGGAGGGAAGAGGTTTTGTCTATGATGATCATAGAGTGGTCGGCTGGACCATTGGCCTTACTTGGAAAGGATGGCAAGTACATTCTGGTTCGTCGAGTGAGTGGTCCGATACTGGTAGCAGAACAACATTCTTTAATGTTGGCAGTGAGTTTGAACTAAACAAGGATCACATGAGTTTAGATATGCGTTTAGATTATGTTAGTGATAAGGACGGGGAGGATAGATGGGATTATACGAGTGAGATGAAAAAGTATTTTCGTGTCTTATATCTTAGTGGTCGTATGTCACATATTAGAGGTGTCATCAGGCAAGCCCTTACAATCGGGGTAAAATTTTAATACGAGGCTAGAGTGTAATGCCATATAGAGTAGGGTACAAGACAAAGGGAAACTCTAAGAAGTCTAAGCCACAAGGTAGTAGTAAGAAGTCCAAGTCTAAGGCAACGACAAGAAAAAAGAAGAAGTGATTAGATGCTTCCGTAAAGTTTCATAATGAAAGTTTAAAGGAGGCTAAACATGCCCATTGGTAAGGTATCAGATACAATTACTGCTACAGGGAATATCCAGAGAGGAAGCACGAATCTTAAAAGTGGTATCCTCACTGGAATCTTTGCAGACGCGGTAACGGATGCAGGAACAGTAGTTTTAAGAGAAGGTGGAAGTGGTGGAACTGTTATCTTCCCTACAATTCGAGTAGCGACAGCGTCAACCTTTGCAATTTCAGGTTTAGAAATTGCCTATGTTGCTCCACTGCATGCTACTATTGATGATACCAATACAACCCTGGTTGTTACTACAGATGAGGGGACCTAAGAATGGCTGAAGAAGGTAGCCCCAAAGCTGATCCAGATTATGGTGCTTTCACTGGGCAGGGAATTGATCCTATCTTAGATGATGTTTTTAAAAGAGAACAATACCTATCGTCCGTGGGCGACAGTAAACTCGACTCGGTGAAGGATATTAGGATTCCTTTACTCTTCGAAACTCCTGAAGCCCTAGCGAAGGTACGAGGAGAGATAGCCGGGGAGGTAGATGCAGACTATGGAAGAAGATTGCAGGGCATCTCTGATACAGCCAGAAGCGAAGGGAGGTTACGGACAGGGCTGACGAGTAAGGAGGAGATAGGAGCAGCCATGCGGGCTCGTCAAGATATGACCGCGAAGCTGGGAAAGTTTGAATATGAAAGCAGGCAAGCTGCAGCAGATAGAATTAGTAAAAGGCTCGAGATTTGGGCGACTGGTGAAGAACAGAGAAGGGGTATTCAAGAAGCTGGAACAGAGGAAAGGAAGACTCAAGCAAAGGATCTGCAGTATAAGAGGGAAGTGCAAACTGGTGAGATCGAGCTTCCTAGATTCAATGTGCCCTTCAGTTTTCCTGAGGCCATAACGGTTGAAGAAATGATGACGGAGATGGGGCCAGATGCAGTAGAGGCCCTTGCTGCAAGATTTGGAACTACATCCGCAGAAATTGATGCTGAAGGCGGGGTCGCGAGGTTTATCATAAGAAAGTCAGGTGAGGATCCTGCTTTTGCTGCTCTAGTTAGACGCCAATTTGAATTGCCAGGAGTCATTGGTCCTCGTCCAATAGATCCAGATACTGGAGCGGAAGTTACACAGGGAACTCAATCACTTACGTCTGCAGAGGTAGATCTACAGGCAAGACTAGTAGACTTAAAAGAAATAGACATGAGGTTTCAGCACAAGGTTACTGAGGCTGAGCTTACTGGTATTTGGGACGCATATGGTCCTGAAGAGTTTGATAAGTTTACTACGGCCTTTGGAGACGGGCATACCAGGGAGGGTGATCCTAATTGGGATCCTCTGTATGATCTAAATAATGATGGTGAAATAAACTTCAATGACTTCATGGAAATGGCAGCTTTGGTAGAGCAAGGAGGGGTACCTACCCTGCAGCATAAGGTGTTCTTAGAGAGTCAAAAGCAGTTTGATATTAGGGAAGGAAATCAGTGGGACCAATTCATCATTGGACTTGAGGCTGAGATTGAAGAGAGAGGCTTAGATAGAAATCAAGCTCGTGATCTTACTGTTATGTCCTTAGCTGCTAACAGCGAGATCCAGCTAGCGAATATTGATGTAGGTCGTATGGCCAATATGATTACTTTGCTTGAAAGCACCGCGGGTGAGTCTATTGGGGGAAACGAACTAGATGCGGTCCTTGATTACATAATGGGCTATGAAACAAATCTAGCCAATGTCTCTCAAGAGTTTGGTTTAACTGCTTCGGACATTAGACATGCCAAGGATGTAGTAGGTCTTATTCAGGCAGGAGATCAGTATAAACACTTGGGAGATGATATTAATACAGTTTACTCTCAAATCATGGCAGGTTTTGCTCAACAAGATCCTGGGATGCAGCAGATATGGATGGACGACTTTGATCTTAATCACGATGGTAAGATAGATGATGTCGATGCTGTCTTAGCCTTTACGGTAGCAACTTAATATGGCATCTACGGACATAAAGATTCGACCAGCTGATCTCGCCTATATCAAAAAGGTAACTTCAGTAGGAGAGAAGGCCAAGAATGTACTTCCATCAGGAGGAGCATCAAATATGCCTGTCCCTTGGATGGCAATAGCAACTGCTGCATCAGCTGTAGCTGGAGGATTAGCAGCCTATGCAGGAAAGCCCCCAGTTAGTGCAGCAGATAGATTAATTGACAAAAAGGCTGCGAGGTTTGGAGGCCATCGATTCTCTAGGAGAGGTAGAGTAGGACCAGGACCTTCTGGTCGCCCTTTTCAACGCGAGCGAGAGCTGAGAAAGAGGATTCTCACGCTTCTAGCTGATGTTAAAGGATCTGGAGAAAAGGGCAAAATTAAGCGGGACCTCAGAAATCTTTTGAGTCCTAAAAGACAGGCAGCAATGGGTTGGCAGCGCGGTCAGTTAAGGCCTGACCAGATCTCTGAAAGGAGGTCCTAAGTGGCAGGAAAGGATTGGATGAGAGGGATTGCAGGAGCAATGCAGAGTGGCTTAGACACAGCTATGGTTTTCAAGAAGATGGGTGATGAGGAGAAAAGACAAATAGCTGATAGATCTGTCCAGTGGTTTGCTGCTAGGACTGAGCGAATAAAGGCACTAGATGAAAAATATCAGACTGATCTCAATGCGAAAAATGCTGCATGGCAGAAGGATCAAGGAAATAAAAGGCTTCAATTAGAGAGGCTTGAGCTTCAGCATAGGAACTGGCTTGAGTGGCAACAGTATTACCTTGATAGTGATGCGTTTGATGAGGTGATGAGGCATAATAAAGAGACAGAAAGAACTGCAGGGATGTTGGCTCTGGCGAAGATGAAGGCTGCAGAATCCGGAGAATCTTCCGAACTGGCACATCAGCGGGCAATGGAGATAGCGAGGCTTAGAGGCCAATTAGGAATGGGACAGGCTGTGTTTGAGGCACGGGCCGGTGCGGCGACGCGCTTAGCACTTTCCCCTCAATCACAATATTCCGCAAGAGGTAGAGAGGCTGCTGCAAGACTTGATCCCACAATTCGTGGATATGCAGGAGGAATGGGAGGAATGGGAGGAATGGGAGGACAAACGCGTGAAGAATTTGAAGACCTCCCTCCAGATAGTACAGCAGTGCCTGGGTGGCAGAATAAACGGTATTTATCTCGTGGTGGGGTACAAGGGGCGCCAGCGCCATCTGGGGTCCGAGAAACTCCAGGGCAACAGCGAGGATTAGTACCGAGAGTAGGTGATTTACCACCTATTCGTCATGAAACTCGGGGTGAGTCAGAAAGACCAGGAGAAGTAGTACCGGGAGGTGGGCCTGTATATGATCAGCGGGAACAGCGAGGGGTTGAGCCAGAAATACCACAAACTCCACAGCCTGACATTGTCCCATTAGGGCAAACGCAATCGGAAACTTTCGAACGCGCTTTGTCAGACCCAGATAGTCCTGAAGCTCATCTGGCAGAACTAGAAATCGGTGAAGAGTATTTCAATATGGTGCACTCGGTGGATACTGTCCATGAGTTCTGGGATCAGTTCGGAAATAATATACAAGAGGGGGAGATATCTCCTGGAGTTCCTAGAAATACACCTATGACTCAGGATCTGTTTGAATATATGAAGGGGACTATACCAGGGGGGCTGAACTCGAGGGCAGCACGGCTAAATGTTTGGGTTATACGACAGCGAAATAAAGCTGCGCATCCATCCCGCCTCCCTCGTGAGTGGACACCGGAAGAGATGAGTGATTGGGATAACAGGAGAGATGTTGTGAAGATGGTAAGATAGATATAGGAGGAAAATAATGCCAGTCGTTAGATTACCGGATGGACCAGATTCGAAAGACCCAACCTATCAAGCTAAGAAACGCAGACTACCTGAAACTGCTAATCTCTCGAAGGAGGAGGATGACGAGGCTGTACTTCAAGCAATAAGAGACTCACAGTCTAGGATCAGTGAACCGAGACCTTCAGAAGCGAAGCAAGATCCTTTTGCTACGGTGGACTATGGTGGTGATATTCATGGTATAAATATTGCTGATATGACTCCAGAGGAGATAAGGCAACTACCTGCGGCACAAAGGTTCGGTGAGAGGGCAGTTAGGACAGCGGCAGATGTTTTGACGGTGGGTGTTCCTACAGCTATGGGATGGACGAAGGAACCCACAGCAGAGCAACTAGAGGCTGCTGGAACAGCGGGAACCGTAGGAAGTTTCGTCGGCTTTGCTGCAGGGGAACTGCCGATTTTTCTTGCCGGGGGAGGTCTGCTAGGACCTGTACTAAAGAGAGTAGTAGTGAGACAAATAGTAAAGAATATTGGTAAGGGTGTTACGAGCAAGTTTGGAAAGAAAGCTGTGATGGCCATGAAGGATCCAAGAGCCATAGCTGAAAGTGCAACAGCTATTGGAATAGATACCGTTAGAGAAGCAATTAAGGCTAGTGGATTAGAAAGAGACTTTGAGGTCACTGGAGTAGCCGGAGATTATGGGGAGAGAATAGCTTTAAATATTATTGCTCCGTTCATTCCAGGTTTATTGAAGAGGACGAAAACAGCAACTAAGGTTAAGGACCCACGCCTACCTGATGTCCCCGAAGTCTTAGAGGAAGTAGGAGAGATTAAGAAGCTCGATATTGGAACTCAACCAGTACTTGGACCTGCAAGACGGTATATGCCTGAGCTAAAGTACGACCTTGTACCTAAAGAGATAGGAGCCACAGCGAGGCAAGTACCTGAAGTCACAGCTGACCTTGTTGCAAGTGAAACAGAGCTTGCTTTGCGGTATGCTAGCAAGCCAGAGCTAGGACCTAAAAAAGCCTTGCTGGAGAGGCTTCAGTATCTTAACATGGTCAGGAGGTTGACGAATAAGCCTGGACAGAAGGGCCTAGATATGGTTAAGATTAAGGAAGCTGTAGGTTTAACTGGAGACCAGCTGACAGAAAAGATTGGAGCGGTAAGAAGGGCACTAGAAAAAGCTCCAGAGGCAGTAACTGGTTCTAAGCCTCGTTATAAGTTCGAGCGAGTGCTTAGAATCAGTGAAGCGGTTAAGTCCGTAGATAATGTAGGCATACATCCAACCGTGGTTCCTAGGCTTATAAGGCCCGTTGTCAGTCCGGCGAATACAGAAAAGATTAAACAGCTCACCGAGATGAGTGATGCCTCAAAAGGATGGGCTTATGCTAGAGACAATATACTGTTTTCTACGACAGGAGCCTTGGAGCGCATGGGTCCAGAAGGAGTAGAGTTAGCTGGTAGAATGCTTGATTTCAGGCTGGCATGGGTTATTGATGCGGGAACTGCATTGGCGGATATTTTCCCAACGCTACGCAAATACCAGACCCATTTCACCGAAGGGTTAAAAAGGCAGAGGATGCATGTAAAAGCTGGAGAGGCTGGAGGCAAAGCTCTTGTAAGAAAGGGAGCAAAGAGACAACGATTTGTAACAGGAAGTCACCTACGTAAAGCACTTCAAGCAGTTAAGGGAGAGCTTAGTGCAGATGTTATAGCCAAACTTCATCCAACTGTAAGGGCTACGGTAAATGCTATAGAAACTCATATAGGTCGAGTGAAGGAGGGCTATAGGGGTCTTCAAATAGATGATCTTGATATTAAAGAACTAGAGGATTTCTTACCTGAGACAGGAGTAGGAGGGTGGAATAGTAAGAAGGCTTTAAACGGCTTAGAAAACTATTTCCAATTCCACTTTCAGAATATTGCGAGGGCCAAGAACCTTAAAGTAAATCTGGGGTCTGAGTTGCTTCAGGGTAAGGTCAATCCAGAGACTTTCTTGCCCTTAATTCGGCATCTCCGAGATCGCATGGGCAAGATAATGAGAAATAGAGGAGAGATAGTTTCTCAAGATGTCCTTAATGAGGCCTTTACTGAAACTGCAACATATCCTGGTGCCCTTCGAGAGGTAGCGGAGGAAGTTACGAAGGACCTTGGGGAAACTGCATGGGAACTTGTGGCCCGAATTGAGAAGAGGGGTGGAAATGCACACATGGCTACAAACGCCCTGAATACGATCCTAGGGATACGCAATTTTGATCCTGGGGCGGCTGGGCTCTCCAACTTCTTGAGGACGCTTAATATCATTACGGAGTTGGGTCTTGCCATGATCGACAATGTTTCGCAACCAGCCTTCACCATGTGGCGTTTTGGGGTATGGAACACTATGGCCGAGATGTCAAACAGCTTTCGACAGGCTACAAGAGGTCAAAGTCAAGACTTTGCAATGAGATCCGGAGCTATATGGCAAGACATGATGAAGATGGCCGATGTAGATATTAGCGGAAATTGGGGCTCTAAGTTTCTACGAGGGACAGGATTTGCTAGGATTGAGAAATGGAATAGACAGATCACAGCCAATGCAGGTCGAAGGTATGTTACAGATATGCTTGTGGAACTTGGGGAGAATGCAGGGAGGGATGCAATAAAAAGCAAAAGGCTCATGGATGATTTGCATAGACTAGGCTTTAGGGATAGGCACCTTAAGCGTTTTGCCTCAGCTAATGGCTTGACTCCTGAAGGGAAGGACATTGTAGGGAAGATGCGTAGGGCCAATGATGACTATAAGTTCGGAAGAAGTCTTACCGATATGGGTATAGACCATGTGTGGAATACCAATCTAGCTAAGATGATGGGGTTTCAGTCCTCGAGGGCTACACAGTTTATGGCAGATGTTTTAGATAATCCGCTTTTCGTATCTAGTCCGTTAGGTAAGACTGTGTTTCAGTTCAAGACCTTTATGTATAATGCTGGTAGGTCTCTTTATAATGATGTTGTAAAGGAAGCTGCTATAGGACTAAAGCATCCTATAAAAGATTACAAAAGGTTTGCTCCTATGGCCAAGTTTCTCATTGTAAGTTCTATTTATGGAGAGTTGAAAGAAAGTACAAAGGATATAGCAAAGGGTGTAAATCCTTTACTTCGAGGTAGGGATGAGTTTGCTACCTTTGATAAAAGGATGTTCCCTAATTGGTTCCGTAGAATCGTTGGGAATCAACCTATCAACAGTGACAAAGATCTTTTTGAAGCACTTGCTACTGCTTGGGAGAAAGACTCTTATAAGTTCATCATGAGAAGGCAACTTGAGAATATTATCTCAGTAGGTGCAATAGGGCTCTTCATGTCGATCGCCCAATCTGCGGTTTATGGAGGGCAGGCAGGCCTTGGATTCTTTCTTGGAGGACCGTCAGCAGATAAGGCCTCTAAGCTCCCAATGGATTTAGTTAATCTGTTTGCGAATTGGGAAACTGGGCCTCTTGCGGAGCATATTCCTGTATTTGGTCCAATCATTAGAAGGGCTACCCAGCCTAGCCGAAGGCAATTAGAAACGACTTATCTTACTACTAATCTTCAGAGTGGGATTAATATAATAAGGCGGATAGCTCGAGACAGGGCAGACATCGCAGCAGAGGCGAGAGAGAAACGTGACGAGGCTGCTATCTTAGATGATCGTGGGTCGCCTGAAGACATAATTAAGGCAGACAAGCTTAGGGAAGAAATTGGAAAATTACTGAGTGATTTTGACGAACATGTAGGTCCTAGGCTCGAGAGGATTCCTGAGAAGGTCTACGAAACTCTGATTGGGGAGTCTGCAGAAATTGGTAGGTCACGCAAGATTATTCCTGAGCTTCTCTTTGGCGATAGGGCATATGATGCACTGTTTGATCCTAGGCTTAGACTACAAGATGAGACTATGGTGGAGAGGTTGACTAATCTGAAGGCTGAGTTCGTTTCTCCTAGATTACCAAGAGCCGAATAAACTTTCAGTTTGAAATTTTAGACTACTATAAAATAAAGCCTTTGTGATCCCTCTGGTCTATGTGGAACTATCTTCCCATACTTGATTAGGCTATCTATAGCCTCTTCCATCTTTGTGCTTCCCATGTGCCTCCATAACTTCTGACCAAGCTGTTCGTAGGACATAGGCCCTCCGTGATTCTTAAGCTCATTAAGAACAAGACTGATGTGTTGCACATCTTGTTCTGCACCACCACCCTTTAGGGCATAGGGAAGGGTTTCCCTTACTTCCCTTACTGCCTCGATGGCGGCAGATAGGTTTCCATCCGAGATCTGAAGCTGATTCCCAGTACTCAGCGCAAAGATCATAGCGGTCTTTAAAACATGGGCATGTTCCCTTCCCCAAAATCCGCAGATCTTCTCGACCTCACCATCCTTAGGAGCCTTCCTTGTTTGGTACCATTCATCGTAGACCTTCAATGCATTTCCTGTAAGCCTAAAGTTTCCCTCGATCTTACTTATCCCATTAAGCTGAGCAGCTAAGAGTTTTTGTAGTCCCTTTTCCTTTGCAGTAATGTTATGCATGGTAACTCTACTTCTTGGCTTATCAGCATAAATGGGCAAGAGCCTCCCTACAAGCCCTTCTTCAAAAGTCTCTTGTGAAAGGTTTCTCTGCATCCAGGCAGGTTGGGTAGTCGAAAGGATGTTGATAGAAGGTTTGATGAGGTAGGAAGATCCAGCGGTTTTAGTTCTGTAATCGTGCTTAGGGGGGTTGGTATAAAGTGTGCAGAGGACCGAAGGCAAGCCTGCTTGTTGGGCGTTTCTGTGGAGAAACACTGCAAGTTCATCTGCGTAGATTACGAGAGGAATTGATGGTGTCTCCGCAACAACCCCCTGTTGCGGAGCAATCTTTTTACTCATCTCTTGATACATCTTTTCTAAAGTAATCTTGCCCTCGAAGAGATGTGTCTCTGTGTGTTCTCTCAGGATGTCTATACCCATATCCATCGCGCCTCCCTTCCGACACTCGGCAGAGCCTGAGGTCAGGATTATAAAATTATTAGGGAAGACACGATAGTGCCCCATATCAAGAACTACTCGTCTACCTAAGCTAGCGCCAATAATCCCTATAGCTATCCATTGATGATAGCAGCGAGGGGATTCGTGAGCTGCTGTGTAGAGTAAGTAACGTCTGATGAAGTCGTCAGGAATAGAGTTACTCATTCTTCGTAATCTTCTTCTTCTAGAAATTCTTCAATGATGTAGTCAAGGGCTTGTGCAAATGTCCAGCCCCTACCAATAATGGGCATAGCTCCATCATCTACTAGAACTATCCATCTCTCTCCTGAATACTTTAGTCTTTGTACAAAGGCCTTTGTGTCAATCATGATTGGCCCAGCATCCTCATCCTCAGGTCTCCGATTGTTCAACTCGCCTCCCTCCAATTAACTCCACTCTTGAACTCACATGGTATCCTCAGTTGCACACCGCCTATATGGCGTGGAAGAGGCCTCTGTAAAATTTGGGTGATAGTTTGCTGGACCTCATCCAAAGATCCATTTCTGCATTGGCCGAATATAGAGTCATGGACTTGACCCAAGATTTCCACATCCACTCTTCCGTCAAAATTCCTTTCTGTTTCAATAAGACACTTATTAAGCCAATCACCAACCTCTGATTGAGGTATGAACGCAAAACCTTCTCGGAAAGTTGCCTCATCGAATCGTCCGAGGAATATCCGTTGGCGACCAAAGCAATTTCGCAGGCTTCGGTTTGTCCGGATCTTCTCACGAATAGTCTCGCGCCACTTGGTAATAGAACTGAGCGTTGTATCCAAGGCATTGTAACACTCCACAGCAGTCTTGTGATCAAAGGGAAATGAGGGCAAGCGAAGGTTCACGGTTTCTACCATCTTTCTTGTGCCCATTCCGTAGTTCCAGCCATGCCCTACAGTTTTGGCCAGATCGCGAAAGTCCCCTTTGACATCTTTAAGATCCAAACCGGTGATGATATGTCCAATGAATTCGTGATAGAATATCTTTTGTCCTGCCCCTGGTTTATAGAGATCGTGACGTTGCAGTATTTGAAGCATACTGTCCTCGCCTGAATCCCATGCCACAATATATGATTCGGCAGAACTAAGATCCGCTTGCCAGAAGGTCCAAGCAGGGGAAGAGCAATACATACTCCTGAGCCACTTGGGGACATTCTGCAGATTACCTCCTCTCCCATAACAGTTTGTTGAGCTACTAAGTCTTCCCGTTTCTGTGCCACCAGTAGCAGCAGCTTTCCTTGCTGATCCGGCAATATTGTAAGATGTTCGCACTCGCCCGTCTGGGTCTTCCAAGCCAGATCGTGGTCGGAGGTAGGTGGATTTTGTTTTAGCAAGTCCTCGTATCTCGAGGACCAAGTCGAAGAACTCTTGATGGGGAGGATTTTTCTTACGGAGTTTAAGAAGGGCATCTTCATTAGTAGTGATCCCTTGAGTCATAGGGTTGTATTGAGGGGTAAGGCCTAGAGTAGAGTAGAGGTAGTCTTTAAGTTGTTTAGGAGAATTGACGTTGAGTTCTTCTCCCACAAGATCAGAAAGTCTCTTGCGTTTTTGCTCTAGGTGGGTCTCGGTTTCGGTAAGAATTCTATCTCGTTCCTTGTGGTCAAAGGGAATTCCATGAGATTGAATTCGACCTAGGGCATAGGTGAGAGGAAGGTAATGGTCCCAATAGAACTTCTCTACGCCCAAGGATCGGACATCCCTTTGTAGGCCCTTGAGAGCTTCGAGGGTGACAGCTACGTCAAGGGCATTGTATTCCCAGAGTGCATTGTCGTAGGAAGCACTATCAGCTTCCTTGGCCATCATTTTGTAAAAAGGTTCGTAGGTGTATATGGATGCAATGAAAGCTAGTGCATGAGGAAGTTCTGCGTAGCAGTTATGATGGAGAAGCATGGTATCCCAAACGAAGCCCTTGACTTCGATGCCCCAATTTTGGGCAAGATAAGTATTATCATAGACTCCATTTTGGGCAACCTTAGGAATCGGACTCGCCATGAGGGATCGGATTTCTTCGATAAGCCGAGCCTCATCATAGGTAGAAAACTCTCCGGTAAAAGGGATTGATAGTGCATAGGTGGGCGAGCTGGCAACTCCAAAGACGGTAATAGTCTCGGCAAAGGTTTCTATGTCGTAAGAGAGTATTGTGGCTTCTTGGAGTTTCCGCAGCTCTGCAATAAAATAGTCAGCGGAGTGAGCCTCTTCGACAACCTTTCTAGTCTTAAGACTCTTAATGATTCGCTGGTTTTTGGTGACCAGATACCTGGGTTCTGTATCGAAGTCTGGATGGTCATAGAAGAACTTGGCCCTTTTAGCATCGTGTCTTGATGGATAAAGGAACTTCCAATCTCGGAGTGTGGCTGCAGGATGAACCATAGGAAGAACTGTCTGGCCAAAGGAATCTTCGAGGTAGGAACCTCGGTAATTCATTATGCCCTTTTTGCCAGTCATGCATGTTAAGGCCTCTCCTCCGCAGCAGATGATCAGCTTGCGGGGATGGGCATGGACCCAGGCCTTGCACTCGGCAAAGAGATTGGGCAGGTTCACACCCATCTTTTTCAAGGAACTCCAATGTCCACCTGTAGGCATTACAGGAGAAACATTGCCTATGAGACATTGCTCCCTTTTGATTCCTCCTTGTGCGAGGATGTCTTGAAAGAGCAGCCTACCTGAAGCCCCGATAAAAGGGACTTTTTTAATAGCTTCTTCCTTGCCTGGAGCCTCGCCGAGGATAACGATATCAGCATCTTCGGGCCCAGAGACAGGCACGAAGCGTTTGTCTTGAGGAGAAAACTCTGGCACTTAGAGTTCCTCCTTGAATCGTTTGAGGAGGGCATTTAGCTCTTCCCTCTCAGTTAGGGTTAACCATGTAATATGCTCACCGACCTTAATTCCACATCGAGGAGCTTGAGCGAATTTCAGCAATTCCGCTTCTTCGGTCTTGAGACTTATGGTTGTTCTTACTCCCTTAGTCTTGATGATCATGGACTGATCCTCCCCACTAGTGTCTATGAAGAAGCTTCCTTGGGCGGTGTAGACACTGTCTTTGCTAGTGTCTTACTTGCCTTCGGCACAGCAGAGCTCTCTAAAGCGGCTTTGACTTTCTCTGCTGCGACTTCTTTACTCTCTGCTTCTACCCTGTCATGGATGGCTTCAGGCTGATCAGCCTTGAGAGGCCCCCCGTCATCATAGGGCGTGAGAACAGTCTGTGGTACGTTCTCCCCTGGATCAGCTGTGACATCCGTAACGGGTTCTTGACAAGTTTCAGGATCCTTATAGACAGGATTCCCTTCCTCGTCAATCTTTGTTAATGCTGTCTGTGGCACTGGAATCACCTCCTCTCAAGTGGGATATCCTTCTACTAAGCTTCCATCTGAGTTAGGGCAGGAAGATCTCGTTTGGTCATTTTAGCATTTCCAAGTCTCTTATGTAACCTCTCTACTGCATCGTTATAGTGCTTTGGAGAACTCTCGAAGCCCTTGATTCTCATAGGATGTTTATCGTGACAAGCAGCGGTTACTATATGTGCTCCACTTCCTACGAAGGGGTCGAGGAAAAGACCGCTCTTCTGTCCTGAAAAGTCTATGAGTCTCGATATAAGGCTACAGGGTTTCTCAGCAAGATGTATCTTGTCTTTGTTTACTGGAGTCTGGATGAAGTAGTCATGTGAAGGGGGCTCGTTGAAAGGGCGTATTCCTTTTCGAGCGAAGATGATAGCTTCGGTACACATAGGAAACTGCTGGTATTTGTCAGGGACATAACCAAAGGGGATGTCCTTGACCCAGGTGAGAGGTGCAGGTCTTACTAAGAACCCTGCTTCAACTAATGCCTTTGCAAAGGTAACAAAATAGGTTGTGTTTTCTGGATTGAGGAAGTCTCTTGGAATGGCATTGCAGAATATATATAGGTGAGTTCCATCTTTATGCACTCGGTAAAGCTCTGGACAGAGTCTTTTCCAGAGCTCAAGGGCGTTCTTATTGTCCTCGTTCCAGGTAACACCTTCTCTACCCGCATGTTGGGCAAGCCCTTCACGAAGACTCTTGTCATCTAGAACTCCCCAAGGAGGGTCAGTGATAGTGAGATCAACAGAGGCCTCTGGCATTTGCTTGAGACCTTCTACTGCGTCACCATTTTCTATCATCTCCCCTAAGCTTGGTGCTTCTTTGAGAGCTTTCTCAGCCTCAACTCCTCTTGTTGCTCCCGCAAGGAGCCGATCGAGCTTTTTCTTAATACTCGTTTTACTCTTGGCTTCCCCGTCATCTGTGACGTATTTGTATACATCTGGTAGATCACGTTTAAGGTCTACGAGTGTTTGTCCGAGTTCCAAGTCTCTGGAAGCGGTAGGGAGAGATACACCAACTAGCTCGGCTGTGTCTCCAACTCCCCACGATCCAGATTGGTCGTGATGTCCAGATGTCTTTTCTCCTCCAGCCATTCCAACTCGAACCTCATGAAGTTCTGCAAGTGCCTCTGTCTCCTCCGTGGGCGTAAGGTCCGAGCGGTGAAGGTTTTCTTCTAGTTCAATGGCTCGTCTTTCATAAGGATCCAGCTCCGCAAAGTCACGACAGGGAACAGCAATGTCACCGAGGACCATTAAGATGCCTTTGAGTCTTCTCTCCCCTGCAACTAGGTGGTAGACTCCTCCCTCATCTTGCCTTACCGTTAGAGGGTTTATCAGTCCTCTCTTTTGAATCGAATTACCTAACTGCTGTAATCCATCTTTGTCAAAGGTTTTCCTCTGCCTTCCCTCGTCGATCTCTATTTCAGAGGGCTTCAACATCAGCTGAGGAGGCGGGACTAGTAGTTCTTCCTTGGGATTGGGCATAAGTCCTATGGTCCTTTATTAAAACAGCGGAGGGCTTGAAACGGAGAGATGGTCTACTCGGCAGGGACATTGCGAGGTTTCGTTTAATGTCCCTAACTTTCTTCGGTGCTCGTTGCACAGGTTCAAAGGTTCCCAGGTTTCTTATTTCTATCCTGTCTCCTTGAACAAGATAAGACTGCATGACTGCATAGACGCCCTCGGTTACTAGCTCACATTCGTCGAAGGATTTACCGAGGATCATAGAGATGGTGCGGCATATGTCATCTTTGGTTCGAGTGGTCATGAGATTGGTATCTTTCTTTTGGTGTTTCTCCGTCGTTTGTTTCCTCGTGAAATCATTCCGATCAGAAAGGAAAGAAATTCCTTGATTATCCAGGTGAAATAGACTAGAATTCCTAGCATCATCATCCACATTACGGCTAATCCCATATTTTTTAGCACTAGAGAAGTCCTCTTTTAAACTTTCATTATGAAATTTTGTGAGACCTCTACCTATTCTGAGGGTCCCATTCGCTTTCCTCATAAAGCATGTTAATATGCGTATCTCGCATTATGGGCGGATGAGAACAGAGGCCATAGAAAGGGCAAAGGGATCTGTATCTGGAACAGTTGTCAGGATTCTTGGGCGGGAGCACGGGCAAGCTATTTGGATCTGCATTGAATTCGTGCCCGTATGCATAGCCACTCTTAGTCCTCCATTCTTGAATGGTCTCTACCCACTGTTGGGTATCTACCTGCCATTCAGTAAGGATCTCTGGAGTCGCGTGGATGTTTTCTCTTCTCAATGGCAGACCAGGCTGTTCTGCATATTTACTCGATTGGGCTGTGAGGAGAAAATCAGCGAGGAACGTATTTCCTACATCGTCTTTCCAGGGGCTGTGGTTCGCGAGCCAGAAGTAGTAGCCCATGAACTGAGAGGAAAGCTTCATGGATTCAAGATAGGAACCATCAAGATAAGAAGTGGTCTTGTGGTCCTTGCCAATGACTTCGCCTGTTTTCTTGTTTCGCTCGATCTTGTCAATCAGTCCACAGTAGACTACTCGGTAGACGAGGGTGCCTTTGCAGGTCTCGAATCCACAGGAGTCACCTTTGAGGAAGTCTGCTGCAAAAGCCTTATGACAAGTGTCACAGACAAGATCATCTACTCCCCACAAAGGAAACTCGAAATAAACTTCTATGCCCACTGTCTCGAATTCTTCCATCCTATCTTGCCAATAGTCCCAATAGGCAGCGAGCATCTCCGCTCCCCTCATTGGACTCCGCTTCTGGTCCTCGAAAGGGTCTTCGTGATAGGCAGCTAACATTGCCTCCACACCCTTTTCCATGTCCTTCTCTTCATACATCTTATCCAGAGCCTTGTGCATCATCGAACCAAAGAGCAATGCGGAACTGCTTTTGCCCGAAGGCACAAGATCTCTGTCAATCCTGTAATGCCCTTCGCGAGCACAGCGTTTAAATGTGCTCATGCCAAAGTTGTCATACTTCTCAGGATACCGAGGCATCTTTTGATCCCTTTCCTAAGTGATGCTGCATAACTCTTACCTTCATCTTCTTGATCTGATCCTCCAGTGCTCGTATTGCTTCTTCTCCGTCTCGTCCTGCCATACCCATCGACTTAAGTAAGGCTTGCCTCGCTCTCGGTTCCGACCTTTTAATCATCGGAATGAGATCTTCCATAGCTTTAATCTGTTCTTCATCAGAGACTATGACTATCTTGGGACTTGGGGATCGAGAGCCCGGGGTTTGACTCAGGGCTTTCTTCCTCCCTGCTGTTGATCTTAATTGCTTCGCCTTTTGACAGACATCGAGCAAGCTCTGAAAGTCCAGGGGTTTCGCTACTGGAAGATATGCTTGGTTCAACCACTGCTCTACCATGCTTTTCCTCTAGATTGAGTTGGGTTTTGATTGCTCTACGTAGGAAAGACGAGATAAAACCATGGCCATATCCGCTATTTTTTCTCATCAGCTCCAGCCTTCCGGCTGTCTGAAGGTCTACGTCTACATGATATTGTTTCATCTGGGGCATTGGGCATGTCACCTCCTTTCGAGTCCCGAGAGACGATTCTCCAGTTTAGTGCTGAGCAGAAGCCGCAGTTGAAGAAAGAACGCAAGAGTTCTTCGTTCACCTTGACCTCAGATCCGCATTCTCGGCAGATGAGGCGGACAGTGTTAGGGAAGAGCGCAGAGCATTTCTCGCAAGGAATCCTCTCGCTCGGTTGATTACAATATGGGCAGTCAGAGTTCACCTTCCTGCTATTAGTAGTGCCCACATGAGGCACATGAATACGTAGGTTATGAAGCTGAACTTGGTTGTCATCTCTTGCCTCCTAGAAGTTGCCTGTTACCAAATATCTGGGTACCAGTTATACTGCTGACTCCTGGCCTTTGCCTCCAGCTCCAAGGTATCCATCAGCTTATCGACTTTCTCCTCCAGGTCATACATCCTAACCATCAGCGCATCGTGCTCATCTTCCAGAGTCATAGGTTGGTTCCTCCTCATAAAATGTCTTAATGGGCAAACGCATTAGCTGTAGTTACTATAAGCTTTCCTCCTTTTCATCTGATCTTAAGATAAGGAACTTGAATAAGTCTAAAAAGAGATAGCCTCCACAGGAGAGTCCTATGACTAACGAGATGGTTGTGATAAGGTAATCTTTCAATTTATCCTCCCCCAGAGGGCTTTCGGCCGGGAGGGAAGGGAGCCTACTAACCCTCTGGGTTTATAGGGAGACGGGGCTGTTAGGCCCTCCGTGCGCCTCCCTTATTCGTCCTTGAGAAACCTGTCGAAGTTCTCACTCGGACGGCCTTGATATGTACCGAGTGTCACATCTGCTTGCACGACCAAGCCCACAAGGCTGTTAAGCCATTGCGTGGTGATGCTCTCTCCTTCGAACCTGACGTTGACTCCGTCTTTCTCCAGAGCTGCGATGAAAGCCCAGAAGAACCCAATGCCCTCGCCCTGGACCATAGTATTGTTCCAGCAGGGCTGGCCAATATATGACTCCTGTTCCTCAGCCGACTTTCCCTCTGGACCTTCCAAGACATCGAAGGTCCATTGGATCATCTGCTGACCAGGGACTTTAGCAGCGGGTCCGGTTTCTTTCAGCTTCCAGCTCTTGATACGGAGCTTATACCGCCCAGTTTCTAGGGGCGTCCTGTCTCCACCTGCGCTCTTTACTCCCTCGTCGAAGCTTCCGACTTGGAGATTCAGAGTTGCCTCTTCACTCATACTGATCCTCCTCTACGTGTGTTTGTTATGAGGAAGCTTTGAACTTCTCCATAACAAAGTTGAAGTCTTGAGGAATTCTTTCCTCAAGACCAGGGATTTGAGTCCGAGCAACAGTCTGTCGATTTTGTCTTGTGATCCATTGATACTTAGCTTTGTCCCCTTCTCCGGTTCTTTCCGCGAAGTAAACCTCATCGAAGAAGCCGGGCATGCGTTTCTTCAGCTGGCCAGTTACGAGCAAGGTTTGCATGAAGCTACCAGTAAGCTCGTCTTTGACAAGGTTATCATGGGCTGTGAGAACTCGGAAGTGTTTCACTGGGAAGGCTGAGATCATAAAGACAAAGTGCTCAATGCGAGACATCTGAGGGCCATAGTCGTTCTCGAAAGGAAATTGGCCATGTCGGCCAGCTATTTCCAAGACATCGTTCATAGCGGCTATGCCCAAAGAGGTAAGGGTGTCAGTAAAGATACTCCCCCATTCCTGGTCCTTTGCTGCTGCGAGGGTAGTTACAAGGGAGTCAGCGGCTTGGAAGGAATATGGATCATCTAGGGTATTTCCGAAGCGGTATTCAGTGACGAGGCCTTCAGGTAGATCTTTGAAGGTGGAGAGTCTGCGCTGATCCAAGTTGAGGAACAGGATTGGGCCATACTTCTCCAGAGTCCTTGCACACCAGGTCTTACCACTTCCTACCTCTCCGTGAATCAGCATGTTGAGAGGTCCCTCAGTTGTAGAAGCCTTTGGGTCTGACTTCTTGATATACTGGCCAAGGGCTGCGGAACCGAGCTTCACTTGTCACCTCGGAGTTTCTTGGCTTCCTCTTCGAGGTCAGTAGCCAGTGTTGCGTTTGCCCTTTTGAGCTGGCGATTCATCTCCTTTATATCCTCTCTTGTTCGAGAAATGTCATCTTGCATACAGGCAATTTCCTTGTGGGACGCTGCGATGCAGGAATTAAGGTTATCTACTGCTCGTCTATGTTTCTGATGGAGTGTTTCCATTGCTTGATCCTCCTCCTTTGGGTAGTTCCAACTCGAGAAGTAAACCTCGTCTTCTAGTTCTAGATCTTTCGTGCCACCTCACCTCCCTCCTTGTAGACTTCAAATGCTTGTATGCCCAATAGGTAGTTCGCTCCTGCAGAGGCTTCGAGGGCTTGGCAAAGCGTAGAGTATCTACCAAGGTAGGTCGTCCTCCCTACCTCTATATGCATCCCTGCAATCTTGAAGACAAGCTCTAGCTTTTCCCCATTAACCTTCTTGTCCTTCAGGGCCCTTGTCTTGGCCTTGATTCCATAGCCCATGAGAAGATCCTCCTGTGTGAAAGGTTTCCTTCTTCTCTTGTCTGACCTTTCCTCATCTTGTCTAAATCCCGAGAGGTTTTAATGGAGGAGGAAAGCTGGAGAGCCGCCTTCCTCCTCCATTGAGGCTTTTTATAGAGAGAGTCAGTCTTGCTCTGCCCTCAGATTGGATGTGCCTCAAACCAATTTTAAATTTTCAGAATGAAACTTTGAAACCTCATCAAAAGTTTGTCCCACATCCCCCTCCCTGCCTTACTCATCTCCGTCCATAGACGCTTGAATCTGCGCCATAAGGTCCGGATTCTTGAGCAGGGCCTGTGTGATCCGAGTCTTCTGCTTCCTTACTCCATTCACACTGTCTCGGTCGAACCGATGCTGGTTGTAGCCTTTGAGGACAGTGTCCTCCCCATCAGCGTCAACTGCCTCCGCGAGAGAGTCGTACTGTGGAACCTCAACAGAAATACCCTCTTTGCTGATATGAGACTTTGTGGTAGCCATTAGATTATCACCTCCTTCGTTCTTTGTCTTACACTCAGATGAAAAGGGTTGAAGGGATGTGGGAGGTTAGAGCTTCAATAGTCTTGTTTTGGCCATGTTCGTTTCGTTTTCTACTCCAAATATACCACATTTTTTCTTGAATGTCAAGAGAAAAATGGATGAAGGCGACAGAAATACGTATGGGACTACTTAATACTACTTGCTAGCGTTGTTCATCTTTCCTTTCTCCTTCCTGTAGGTCTTCTTGATGTCCAAGCGTAGAACCAGCGCAGATCGTCAACCAGTGGAGATCCTTTCATCAGATCCACCTCCTTGTCACGATTTACTTTGCCTATAACTACTTTCTTCCTGGCAATTCTGTTATCTCCGCCTGGCCTGTTCCAAAGGAGGTGAAAGAGGTCTTTGATTATCAAGTGGACTTCCTCACTGGAAAGGTCTTGAAGAACTTGGTAGCATCCAAGGCATCGTAGATGACTGACAAAGCACTATCAAGGTCGATTTCTGTGAGCTCCGTGAGATTATCCAGCATTTTTTGATCGCCCTCCTCTGCCTCTTCCAGCTCGCCAAGCCAATCTCGATAGTCGTCTTGGATCTCCTGTAGTTTGTCCAGTGCAAGCTCTGCATCGTAGACAGTGTCCTTCCATCTCTTCTCGTCGAGTTCCTTATCGAGTTTCATCTTGCACCTCCTGTAGTTTGGGTTTCCTTCGCCTCGTTCATTCCCGCAAACATTCCCTCAGCGATTTCGAGAATGCTCTTGTTTTGTTCCTCGGCCATGTTCTTCCAGACCTTGATGATTGCACCAGCACTCTGTTTAAAGGGCAAGACCCCCGAGGCTATGATCATCTCGGCTACAGCTCTGACTCGATCTTTTGTGGTGTCTTCCTGTAGAAGATCTTGGTCAATGAATACTAGTATGTAGTAGTCCTTTCCCTCGATCTTCCAAAGTTCTCTCACCCAATCAGCACTGCGGAGAGCATCGAAGTTGTCTCTGTTTTGAATAAATTCGGCCTTCATAGGTTTGTAGGAATATGGGGCGTTTCGCAGAAACTTTGTTCTCTTGGGCTTGACAAAGATTTTCTTGCCGAGAAGCTCGATGTCTCTTACCGGGTTAAAGGGATGTTGGTAATACTCTATCTTATGCGTCTCGTATGTATGAAACTTGCTCCCTTCGAGAACCAACTCAGCCATCTGCCTTGCAGTTTCATGGTTTATTGCTTCTACCTCAAGTCTGACGTCTACTATCCATCTTGCCATCTTACCCTCCCTCAGACATACTTCTTGATATACTCATAGTTGCTCTTGGGCAAGGGCGTAAGGGAAATCGTGATAAAGGAACCCTTACGGTAACTCTTGCAGATGCTCATGATACGATCGAGCCCTTCCTCATAAGACTTCAGATAGTCTGTCCTCTCACCGTAGTCGTTTGAATACATGGTAAGAATGTATTTAACATCAAGAGGGAGGACTGTTCGTTTTCCATAGAATTCTCGAAGACGATCGGCCTCTTTGATCTCTTTCAACTTCTTCTTTCCCTCTGGGAAGATGGTAACCTTTGGTTTACCCATGTGCTTGTCTCCTTTTAGGGAGGAAGAGGAGAACACCAGCTGGTCAGCAAGGTGCGAAGGAACCTTTTGTCGGGGAAAGATTCCTTTTTTAAACATACCTCTTCCTCCCCATAAACTTTCATTCTGAAACTTTAAACGCGAAGGGATAGTCATCACTAAGGTCTGCCAACTTGGCCTTGGCCTCCTTGTCCCAATTCGTGGGCGTGTTGGCTTCGGCCTCGAAAGCAGCTTCCCTAGCCCTTAAAGCTTCGGCATCTCTATCTACCTCGTATGTTCCGAAATTAAAATCTATTCTCTCCTCATCCTCGAAGTAAGCAACCACCTCGAAGTATGTCCCGAATTCATGAGGAAAAGATTTGACCACAAATTCTCCATCTGGGAATTTACGCTCAAGCTGTTCCTTAAACACCCGACATTCAATACGAGCTTGTGCTCGGTAGTTAGCTCGGCCCACTTGAGCACAGCTCTCGTCAATGGGCACGGGGCCTATGTGGATATAGTCTCTCATGTTTCTATCTCCACAACAAGTCCTTCATCTACCTCATCGCTTCCACCACGGGAGTAGACCTTGAACTTCACTTCACCATCTGTGGAGGATATGATATACCGAAGAAAAGACAGGAAACCCTTCGGTACTTCTTCCCTGTCTCCCCAAGGACAAAACACTTCCACTTGTGTGCAGAAGTTTTTGGCCTCTCCCTCTACCAGCTCTCCTTGAGGTTCGATCTTGGGTTCGAGCCCCCGCTTGATTGCTTCAGTACAGAACCAAGCCGCATAGTCAGGATTACCATGCTGGAAAAGCTCGTGACCGAGATCTTTCAACATCTCGCATACCTTACTACCGTTTTGCTTTGCCATCTTGATACCTCCTCTCGCTTCGTGTTGACCATCTTGGGTCAGAGGCCTCGTTGCGTGACCCTGTCGGTCAAGGGTGGAACCCTGCTACCATGTATAATATACGAATTTCCCCCGGAAATGTCAAGGGCTTTAAGTCGTTGTTTTTATTGAAGTTACGCACTTTTTTCATTTGTATTAGTTAGTACCATGTACTACGAAGTTCATCTGTGAATACGCCTAAGTTGTTGACTCTCAACAGGTTATTTTCACTTCTGGTCGCCAGATACGGTTAAACTATTCTAAAATCCACACATAGGCGTATTTACTACGGCTTGGGATACTCCTAGACGGATCAAGAAATACCAGGTCATACCAAGTAATACCAAGAAAAGAACCTTAGCAACATATATATATATCTATATATATTATATATATTTTTATAAGTCTATGGTCTGAGATCTGAGGTCTCCTGGACTTGGTATTACTTAGTCTTTCTTGGTGTATCATCTAGTATCCCACAGCGTAGTAAATACGGCTAAATGCCGATTTTAGAACCACTTATGCGTATCTGATGACCAGCGGTGTATATAAGTAGGTGTCTTACAATACTTTAGCCGTATACAGGTAAAATTTCAGTTTGAAAGTTTAGAACACCTTATTTCTAACTTTCCTGGTTATCCTTATGCCTTTAAATCTGATCACGGAAAAAGAGAGGCGGGAGGGATCTCTCCCTCCCACCTCTGACCTCTCCTATGTCTCATCCTCCATCCTTTGAATCCACACCCTGACCTTGTTTCGATCACGAGATTGCTCTGCACGATCACCATATTGTTCGAGCTTGTGCCTGTCGCAGAGGACTGACATGAGGGCTGAGCAAGTCTGATCATCTAAGACTATGCTTTCCTCGAGTGAATACATGTCCTCGGGACGAGATTCATCCTTTGCTCTCTCGATCCACAGGTGCCACTTTGCCATGAGGTATCACCTCCTTTCGTTCTAAATTTAAGGTCTTGCTCATTCAGAATAGACCACTCCTTCCATGGCATCCTCCCATTTAGGTGCGACTTCTGCGTTATAGCCAAAGGTCTGCATCCTTTCAGCAACCTGCTTGGCCCAGACCTTGGACTCTACTTTAGCTGGTGGCAAGATGTCAAACACAAGCCTTGTATCTATATTGTGCCTGTGCACCAGCCCTGCATAGCGTAGCTGTTCTACGAACAGAAAGAGATTTTTGTTAGGGTCATCTGAATGACCGGGGAACATCTCTTTATCTGTGCTTTGAACAACTACCCTTACTACGTAGGTTCTTTTCAAGCTCACCTCCTTTCTAAAACCAGGTCTCATCCACAACTCTCAACGCATGCTTGCACGCCTTGATCCTATCGGCCAGCTCACCTCTTGAATAGTGCAAACCTTGCTTGAAGACGATCTTGGATTTATCACCGTCCTCTCGCTTACTCCTCCGCACCATCTGTAGGTAAGCCATCCTTTGCATCAAGGCGAGCTTGACTTCAGCCTTTAGTAGGCTTGGGCTCGTCTCTGTCTCCACCATCTTCTAATCCTCCATGCAAGGAGTTCCACCTTGTTCCTGGGTTTTATGATTTCTGCGTGAAGCCATCCTACGGTGTTCCTTAGTTCTTGCTTGGATCTTTTCACCTAATACTCCTTGTCTACACCTCTCAGTAAGATGTCACACATCTCTTTCAGCTTTCCTACAGAGTTCTTCCAATCATCTAAGCAATGAGCCTCTTTCACAAAATTCTGGATGATGTGCTCAAGAGCCCAGATATCTGTCCTTTTGGTTCCGTAGGCCTTGACGACCTTGTCCAAGCCTTCCAAGGTATCACCTCCCTTCCATCTTGGATTTTTTCACCTACTACTGGGACCCCACCTATCCTTCTCCCACCACATCGAGTTCCCGTCATACAGATCTTGTATGACCTCTATCAACTCGGCTGCTGTGATATAACCTTGGGGTTCTGAAACCTCTCCTCTTTCTGTGATATAAGCTACCTCACAGGTATCCTCATCACTGTAGGTTCCTTCCCCTTGGATAATCGACAGCACCTTAGTACCCACCTTAAGGTGTATTCGATTAATCTTGTCCAAAGGTTTCACCTCCCTTTTAGATTGGAGTTGTCCTGTCCACCGCTTGACCAGATCTCGGGCCTCGTTTTACTTAGAGCTCTTCATTGTGATCGTGAACCACACTCAGATTTTCCGTATCTGAGTTCCAGACAAACTCGCCTGTTGCGATACGTCTCTGTACCTCGGCGTTGATGGCCTTGACGTACTTCCGACCATTATTAACCGTATCCTGGGATTTCAGGTATCCGTTGATGGCTTTGAGAGTTTCCTCGTCACCGAGGGATTTCTGTGCATCCTCGATCGAATCCACCTTGCGATAGAACGAGGGAATCCCCTTGGCCTTGTCCACACTCACCTTGATCTTGATTGTCGTCATCTTGGACCTCCGATTTTAGTTATAGTTCGTTTGTACTCCCTGGATATATCCACTCCTTGTCTGCGTATGATCCATCATTTAGATATACTACCCATGCATCCTGAGTGCCATCCTCATCACCCATATTTATTCGTTCGATGAGGCCTAGTACGTTCCCTTCTGGGTCACAGATTTCTATCCCGAGATGACAAGGGTTATACGAACACTCCCTTAAGTAAGGATAGCCATCCATCTCTCCCAAGAAGTTATTACGAGATGTCCTGATTGTAGTTTGGTTAAGACCCATTTCGATAGTCCTTTCCCAAACCGGAGGCCCAAGATCTGGCCGTTCCTATTTGTATACTTTTCCCGTCTTGCGATGGACCGGACGGTCTCCCGCCCGTAGGTGTCATGTTGCCCCGAGCCGGGGACACTCACCTACCTTATATTTGTTTGGTTGCGGATTTTTCCAGATTTTCCCCCAATCCGTTTTGTGGTTTCCGGTTTCCGGTTAATCCGGTTTCCGGTTGTGCATTTCCTTGACTTGATATAATATACGAACTTCCGACCGACCCACCAAATTTTTAAGTCTGTGTTTTTATTGGAGTTACAACCTTTTTTTCCCGAAACCATATGGTAGTAAGTAGTTTCAGCACCTAAGTCGTTTATAAACAAAGACTTACGCCATTATTATCTGAACTTATACCATGTATAAATTTGAAAAAAGTTGATCCAAAACGAAGTAGGCTTTGTTGGGACGAAATAGTAAATCTTTGGTGTATCTACCACGAAATAGGATTATCTCGACCCACGTAGTATTCCGACGTACGACGTGCGCTTCAGCAGTACTGCGTGGACCTACATCCGCCAATTTGCCCCCGAGTGGTATTTCTTAGTGGGGGGTATGCTTCCTTGGTACTAGCTGCTACTACTTAGTACTAAGACGCATCTCCAGACGGACCTTCCA